CCACTTTTTGTGGGAACTCAATTCCATAATCCGCCCAAAACAGGGCCGAAGTGGGGGAAGCTATACCGCCATGGTGTTGTTTTGTGGTGAAAGTGGGAAATCACGGAAGTGGGGCGCTGTCCCATGTTTTGAACGATAACCGGAGGAACTGATGCCAAGACCGCGGACACCAGACAATGTACTACAACTGAATGGGTCAGGGAAGCATAACGCCGGGCGACTTGCCGCACGCAAAAACCAGCCGAGAGACAAACGCCCGGTCGGGCCGTGCCCGGCATACCTGACAGATCCAGAGAAAAAGGCGTGGCGTGATCTGGTGCGCGATGCAATACCCGGGGTGCTGTTCAGGTCCGACCGGGTTGCTTTGGAATCCGGCGCCAAACTGGTTGCCAAGATGCGTGACCAGGCGGTGTCCGACGACGCCAGGCGCACGGCGATGGTGCGTAAAATAGACGAGTGTGATTTTACCGATCCACTGAGCGTCCAGGGCGTGTTCTATGATCTTATGTCGTACACGACGGGAGTGACCAAGTACAACTCTAGCGACCAGTCGAACCTTCGCGCGTTGTTGGGCCAGTTCGGGATGTTGCCGGCGGATCGGTCTAAGATCATATGCGACGACGGCGGCAAGTCAGACAACCCGTTCGCCGATGATTGATGAAGTACGCAGACGCGCCACATTGCCAGGCCGCCTATATCTATGCGTGCCACGCGGTCAAGGGTCACCGTGATGCCTGCGAATGGGAACGTCTGGCGTGTGAACGATTCGTAAAGGATCTCGATCGCGGCAAGAAGTGGTCGTATAGGTTCGACGAGAAACTGGCCGAGCGGGTGTGCCGGTTCATTGAGCGCCTGCCGCACGTCGCCGGAAGCTGGGCGCACCGTGGTGAGTTGCTGGTGCTGCAACCCTGGCAGTGCTTTATCGTGGTTAATATGTTTGGATGGGTCGGTGCGGATAATCTGCGCCGGTTCCGTGATGCCTATTGGCGCATACCACGCAAGAATGCCAAGTCTACATTGGCGGCGGCCATCGGCGTGTATATGTTTTGCAACGATACGCCGCTAGAACATGGCGCCGAAGTCTACAGCGGGGCAACGACCGAGGTTCAAGCAAATTTTGTTTTTGGTCCGGCACGCCTGATGTGCCAACGAACGCCCGCGCTGTGTGATTATTTCGGCGTAGAAGTCAACGCGCAAAACTTGAACGTACTACGCACTGCGTCAAAATTCGAGAGGGTTATCGGCAACCCTGGCGACGGGGGCAGTTCGTCATTAGCGATTATCGATGAATGGCACGAACACAGAACCGGTGACCTGGTCGATACGATGGAAACCGGGCAGGGGTCGCGAGAGCAGCCGTTGATTCTGAAAGTAACAACGGCCGGCAGTTCGTTTGCCGGGCCGTGTTACGCAGCGGAACAGGAATACCAGAAACTGTTAAAGGGTGTACACGAAGACGACCGCGTGTTTTGTATCATGTACGGCATCGATGACGGCGACGACTGGACGACCGAGGCGGCGCTGCGAAAGGCTAACCCGAACTATGATGTGTCGGTATTCGGTGAATTTCTGAAAGCAGCACAAGCGGTTGCGATACGCGAGGCAGTAAAGCAAAACCCATTCAAGACCAAGCACCTGAACATGTGGGTCGGCGCCGCGACGGGCTGGCTGAACATGGAGCAGTGGCAGGGATGTACGGACCTGACGTTAACGCAGGATCAATTCTCCGATGATGTTTGCATCTATTCGATTGATCTTGCCAGTAACATCGACCTCACCGCATTCGTGAAAGTGTACGCGCGAAAGATCGATGGACAGCGGCATTACTATGCGTTCAGTAAATTCTATCTGCCTGAGAATACAGCCTATGCCGAGTCTAACAAGCACTACCAGGGGTGGATTGTTGATGGTTATATAGACGTGACCAACGGGGCCGAGATTGATTTGAATGAGATTCAGGCGGAAGTGTTGGACGAGATGCTGACCGATCACCCGGCAGAGATAGCATACGATCCGTGGCACGCAAAGCAACTGGCGCAAACCCTGGAAGCGGAGGGCGGGTTGATCGTTGAGTACCGGCCAACGCCGGCAAACTATAACGAATGTATGAATGAATTAGAGGGTGCCGTGGCATCGGGCCGGTTCCATCATGACGGCAACCCGGTGCTGACCTGGTGCGCGTCGAACCTGATCGCCAAACCGGATCGGCACGGAAACATAGTGCCCATAAAAGATCCGACCGGCGATAAGAAGATAGACGGGATTGTTGCAGTATTGATGGGCGTCGGGCGTGCGATGCACGTCGGCGAGGCGCCCGATCTGGATATTGCGTTCGCGTGATTCCGAAATACCTGGAAGTTATAACAGATGTTTTGATAGTCGTCGGGTTGCTGGCAATCACGACGGGAACATATTTAGAGTTCGGGACGGGTTACGCGCTGATCGTGTCGGGCGTTTACGTTGCTGGACTGGCGGCGAACCTTGCGAGGATTCTGAACAATGCTACTGACGAACACGACGACGCGACCTAGACAAGAGGCACGAACAGACGCCGAGATACTAGCAATATTAGACGGGCGGGGCGAGTACACCGATTCGGGGCAGGTGATAACAACCGACCGGGCGCTGCAGCAGGCGACGGTATGGGCGTGCGTTCGTATAGTTTCAGAAGTAATTGCACAACTGCCGATAATGATACAGCAGCAGGACCGGGCAACGGGTCAGTGGAACGATGTACGCGAGCACAGGGTTTTACAGTTGTTGCAGTACCCGAATGGCTGGCAGACCGGGCACGAGTTGATAGCGTACCTCGTTTTGTGGGCAGAGTTGAGAGGCAATGGGTATTACCGCAAGAGTAAGGACAATCGCGGTGCAATCCACCAGTTAATACCGATGGAAGCGGATGACGTTACGGTGCGATTGAAGTCTGATTTCAGCCTGATGTACGAGGTAAAAGCGGGCAAGATACAGGGCACATTTGACCAGTCCGAGGTGTTGCATTACCGCAACGCCGGCAGTGATGGTTATCTGGGATTGTCGACCATCACCCTGATGCGTAACACGATAGGGTTGGCACTCAGTACAGAGCAGCACGGTAATAAATTGTTTAAGAATGGCGCGCAACCGGGCCTGATGATCACAGCACCGAGCGCGACCAAGGAACAGATCGACGATCTGCGTCAGAAAATAGACGAGCAGTACGCCGGGTCGAGAAAGGCACACCGCACCATGATCTTGCGCGGCGACATGAAAGCCGAAAAGCTGAGCATGACCAACAATGACGCTCAGTTTTTAGAGACTAGACACTATTCAAAACAAGAGATAGCGGCGGCGTTCGGCGTGCCGTTATTTGTTTTGAATGATACGCAGAAAAGTACAACGTGGGGCACTGGGCTGGAGCAGCAACTACGAGCCTTTAAGACTCTATCTCTGGCGCCACGACTGAATAGATTATCTCAAACACTCGCGCGCGAACTGTTGACGGGGGCCGAGCGGCGCCGGTCGCGTTTCGTGTTCGACACCGACGGTTTGACGTTGGGCGACTTCAGGGATCGGATGGATGGGTACAGAGCGGGCATAGATTCCGGTGTGCTGAATCCAAACGAGGCGAGAGAGATCGAGGGGCGCAATCCGCGCGAGGGTGGTGACGATTACCGTAAACCATTGAACATCGGTATAGAGGGCGAAGAGGTACAGGGCAATGCAGACACAACTATTTAGACAGATGAGGGCTCGCTATGAGAATTTTCAGCGCAACCGTGTTGCGTTCGATCCGGGCGCGCGTGCGTGGTACAGCATCACAAATAAGGATGAAGGGCCGACCGATGTATACATCTACGACGCCATTGGATTCTTTGGAGTCGAAGCGGAATCGTTTGTCAAAGAATTCGACGCCATCGAAAACGACAGAATCACCCTCAGAATAAACAGCCCTGGCGGCGATGTCTTTGATGGTATGAGTATCTACAACTCCATCAAGAGACACCCGGCAACCGTCACGACAGAGATCGACGGCGTAGCGGCAAGCATGGCGTCGATCATTGCACTTGCCGGCGACGTGGTGAATATGTCCGAACTGGGCCTATTCATGGTACACGAACCGTTCTCGATGGTGATGGGCAACGCGTCTGATATGCGGGCCGAGGCCGATCTGCTCGACAAGGTCAGCGATCAGGGCGTCGCCATTTATACCAACGCGAGCAAACTGACCGAGGCCGATGTGCGTGCCGCTATGTCCGCTGAAACCTGGTACACGTCCAAAGAGGCGCTGTCCGCCGGGTTTGTGCAGAGCATCAGCGACGGCATTATCGCGCCGTCTGAACTATTCGATTTAAACGTATTTCAAAATGCCCCAGAGGCTCACTGTGTATCGGAAGTGGACCGGGACGGTTCACCAACCCGTCGAAGCATTGAGCACGCCTTGATTGACGTGGGGTTATCCCAAAAGAAAGCCAAAGCGCTGCTTTCTGAGGGATACAAAAAAGGAACCGATTCGCGCGACGCTGTCGGGGAATTAGAAGGCGCCAGGCATTTAATTAACTTATATAGAGGTAACAAACAATGAGCACCGAGATCACTAACACGCTTCAGGAAATGGGCGTCGCCTTCGAGGAGTTTAAAAAACTCAACGATGCGCGGCTTGACGAGATCAAAGCCAACGGCGTCGCGACCAGCGAAACCCTTGTCAGTCTGGAAAAGGCCAGCGCGGAAATGGACGACCTGAAAACCCGTATTGGCGAGATGGAAGCCGAGAACCGCACGCGCAAATTCGAGGCCAATGTCGACAACGAGTTGAC